GCGTGCTCCTCACCTGGCAGCCCAGGGTAGTTAGGAGCGTACTGTACTGTTAGAACTGGTTCTGACATCACTTTCCCATCCCAGCAAGCCACGCGGTCACACCGCCCAGTCCGCTCAAGCCCAGTAGGGCGATCACAAACTTCGCAAGGCGGTATGCCCCGCGTGTCTCAGCCATCTCTAGTTTAATCAGTGTAAGATCACCCTCGATTCGGTCAAGCCGTTCAAGGATTAGATCTGCTTGACCTTTAGTCATAGGTGCTCCTTATAGATCCTGTGATAGGTTTACCCAACTTGGTGAATTCCATGGGCTAAGTTCTATTCTTTCCACATGGTAGGCGGTAAGACCGCTGTCAAAGTCTACACGAATGCCGAAAATGCTTTCCGCCGTAGCCCAGTCATCGCCGCCAATAAATGGATTGTGCATGTCAAGGGTTGTATTAATAAAATTTGTTCCGTCCCAATATTGCTGCGGCAAAAAGTGTTTATATGATTCCGAGAAACCGTGACCGTTTGCAATCCACCAAAAAACTTCTGAGCCACCGCTGCCGAAAACATTGTATCCAGCCGCAGCCCTCTTCCACCTCATGTGAAGGTACCTACTTGATAAGCCGTCAACAGCAAGACCTGTTCTCTGGATGCCAAAGTCGTTGCTAGTAGGGGTTACCGTCAGGAATGACGCACCAGTCGTCAGCGTTGACTGATATCCAGTAAAGCTTACGGCACTGCTTTGGAAGGCGAAGTTATCGCTTGGAACTATTGCGTCATGTGTGCGCTGAGCATTTTCAACAAATCCCCAGATAAAGCGAAGCGCACCTTGCGCGCCTGGTCCATTTTCTCCCGTCAACTCAGCACCGCCACCACCGCCGCCATAGAGACCACCAGTTGATGGCGCTGACGTGCTTCCTGGGGAAGCTGAGCCAGATGCTCCGCCAGAGCCGCCAGTTCCTGGCTGTCCGTTTGCGCCAGCCCCTACGCCACCAGTTCCGTTTGATCCGATTCCAAGAAGCCCAACTCCACCGCCAGCGCCTGCCGCGTCGGATGAGCCACCATATGACCCGCCGCCGCCAGAGCCGCCAGAACCAGCGCCTCCATTTTCTGCAGCGCTACCGCTTCCTCCAGCGCCACCGTTCCCAGTGTACCCAGCAGCACCACCGCCACCTCCAGCGCTTGCGGTACTTGCAGCGCCACCTGCACCGCCTTTGGCACGTGTGGAAACAGTATTGCTACCAGTAGTTCCACCTAGGATGCCCGACCTTGCCCCGCCACCGCCACTGGCTAATGCGCTTCCATTCCATTGGGTGCTTCCGCCAGCGCCACCAGTTGTGCCACCTGCAGTTCCGCCCGCCCCAACTGCGATGCTATAGGAAACTCCTGGGACAACAGTTGCAGTCGTGATGGCTAGGTCTCCTCCTGCCCCACCAGAACCGCCTGTGCCGCCTGTAGTTGAGCCGCCGCCACCGCCTCCTACTCCAAGAATATTAACGCGAAACACTCGCGCTGGGAATGTAATTGAGGTTGTTGAAAGGCTTGTGACTACTTGCTGACCAATAGGTCGAACCTGGGAAGAAACAATGCCCATCATGCTGTGAGGTCTCCAAATGCGACCCAAATACCTGGGGTTACGTTGGCAGCAGTTCGCTTAACTAGCGTCGCCGCAGACCATTGGGCGCGCAACTTAAGTCCTGGCGTTGCGTTAACAGTTACGCTTGATGCAACAATCGTTGTCTGACCAGCACCAGTTTGTAGAATATGAATCTGTGAACCTGCGGCAAGGCTGTTAAGACCAGTTCCGACAGTCACGTTATTTGCGGTGGCAACGTTCATTTCAACCATCTTGTCTAGATCGCCAGTTAGCACCGTGTAGGAAGCAGTCTGTGGGTTTGGCGTTGCAAGCCCAGATGATGCGCTTGCCCATGAGGGGGCAGTTGCTCCAGCATTAACTGTTAATACCTGCCCAGCCGTACCAATGCCGAGTCGAGCAACTGCCGACGATCCCGTTCCATAGATAACATCACCAGCCGTGGTGACAGTAGACTTTGGAATAGCGGCGTTTGCCAAGTCATAAGCTGACTTGACCGCAGTTGCGCTTGCTGCGGTTGTGCTGCTGGTTGTGCTTGTAGAGTCGGTAATGGCAGATGCAAATAGAATCCACGCAGTGCCATTCCAAATGTATGGCTTCTGGTCGTCCGTATCAAAATAGACCTGACCAGTTTGAGGCGACGTAGGAGCAGTGCTGGAGGCTGGGAAAGCAGCACCAGTGGTGATGTCAACCCATGTGCCTCCAGAACGGATATATGTTCGCTTTCCCATTAGTTACTACCCCCTTCGGGTCACTGCTGCTGCGATTGCTGCGTCGTACTCTTCATCAGTTACAAGAGAACGCAACTGAGAAATAAGAACCTGTAGAATGCTATTAGACTTTGTGCGCTCAACGACCTCTGTTCGAATTACATGAGAGATAGCGCTATGCTGACTCAATGCTGCAAGTTCTGCCAAATGCTCGATTTCGCACTGCGCGATTGCTTGCTGGTATGGCAAATCCTTAAGGTGCAATAGGTGCTCTGGATATTCTCCAGTAGAAGATGACAAGATTAATTGATAGTTAGCGATGTTAATGTCGTACTGGTATACTTCATTAGTTCTTCCAACAATGCTATCTGCAAGGTCAATAATTCGTTTTTCGTTTGTAATAATCATATTTTGATTCACTCCCTCTATACTATGACAGGCTTAGTTTCGTAGCTGGCTTGTACGCCACTGCGTAGGTGTTATCCGTTGGACCGCCAGACGGAGAACTGAGAGCAGTTCCAATCGTAGAACCATCCCACTCATAAATCCTTACAACGCCACCTGCAGAGCCAGAAGAAGTTACAAGCAATTTATTTGGTGTAAAACTTATTCCGTATCCGTTACCTATTGGAAGCGTGCTTGGGTTAGAAACCCTTGTGCCAAAAGTCCCAGGATCACCAGCAGTCCATTGATAGACGCTTAGAAATGGCGTTGTGTCATGCACCACTCCGATATGCGATTCGTTATCTGTCATATCCATCGCCCATGCACTACCAGTTGGCAATGTTGATGGGTTTGATGACTTTGTTCCAAATCCCGTTGCTGTACTTGACCATGACCATGCATGAATGCGCGGTGATGCGCTCGTCGCAGCAAAAATGTGATTTTTAGAATTACTTATCATAAGGCTTCCGCCACCAGTAGTTGATGCAGGACTTGCTGGATCGTTAATCTTTGTTCCAAAGGATGGATTTGCTACTGGGAATCCAGCGACCACATTATATACTGAAATAAAAGGTGTGGTGCTATGGATTACTCCAACGTGCTCGGCATTTATATATGTATCCCATGCACTACCAGTTGGCAATGTTGATGGGTTACTCGCTTTGAAATCAATTTGAAATCCTAGGGTTGTTGAGTAGGAATACATATGTATATAAGGAGTTGCATTCGTCGCAAGAGAAACCCAGCCATTCGTATACTCAAGATCAGAACCAAAGTATGGCCAAGCTGAAACTCCGTATGCAGCGGTTGGAAGCGTACTTGGATCAGAAGCCTTTGTGCCAATCGTTCCAGTTGAATTTTGCCATCGGTAAAGATTAATAAAAGGAGTAGACGTAGTTGCAGTAAAAAGGTAAGGTCGTGAAACCCTTCCGTTTGGAGCTTCTCTCTCTGGAAAGGTTACTCCCCCACCAGCAGTTGTTGCTGGTATTGATGCTGGGTTTGCTGATTTTGCACCAGCACCCGTCTGAGAGAATGGGAACGCAAAAATGTAAGGAGATTGTCGTGAAATGACTGCAATCGCCTCAGGTCCAGCTTTTGTTGAATTAGCAGAAACAGACATTGGAATCATGCGACTGTATCCCCAACGGCAACCCATGAGTTTGCTGCATGCTTAATCAGGGTTACCGCAGACCACTGTGCTCGTGTTTTTAGCCCAGGCGTTCCAGTAACAGTAGTGCCAGCTCCAGCAGCAACTACTACTTGTCCTGTTCCAGATTGAATCAACATCACTTGATCGCCAATAGCAAATCCTGCGACATCTGTATCGTTTCGTACGGTAATAGTAAGTGCTGCGCTGCATTTAATAAGGTCGCCAAGGTCTGTAAGCGCAAGATCCCTGCTGGTTGCCTGTGTAATAACTGGCATGTTGTATGCGTTAGCCCCAGTAGCGCCAGTAGCGCCAGTAGCGCCAGTAGCGCCAGTAGCGCCAGTAGGACCAGTTGCGCCAGTAGCACCAGCAGCCCCATTCGTTCCAGCAGGTCCCTGTGGACCAGTTGCCGTTACTGTCTCGTCGTCTGAGTCAATCCAGATGTCGCCATCGTTGCCAGTAGCTGGGGCAGTCGTCTGATAGTAGACAACGTTGCCAGAACCACCGCCAGCGGCAAGGTCTACCCACGCACCATTGATGCGGGAGTAGACCTTGTTGTCAGCCGTGTTGTAGTAAACATCTCCGTTAGTAGGGCTGGCTGGAGCAGTGGCATACTTAGGGAGATTTAGTGACGAAGTAAACTTAGGCATTTAAACCTCCTTTAAGGTATTAGCCAGTTACGACTACGCGGAAGGTTTCTGCAGTGCTTGCAGTAATCTTCACAACGGTTGTGCTGAATGTCTGTACATCTGCGATGACCATATTATCGGCACTGTCGTAAACAGCAACCGTGATATCCTTGGTCCCGAGACCATGGGTCAACTCGTAGGCAGTGTTAGCCACAGTCGTAATGCTTGCAGCAAACTTGCGTGGAAGTGTGAACCCAGCCTCAGCAAGGTTTGTACGGGCTGCTGATGCTGACGTTGCGCCAGTACCACCATTCGCCAAGGCGATAGCAGTTCCGTTCCACACACCCGTGGCAATTGTGCCAACAGAGGTGAGGCTTGATCCAGTTACGGCAGCGCCAAGGGTTGTTGCGTTAAGCACGCTTGAGCCAGCGATCTTGTATTCCTTAGTGGAAGCAAGGTCTGCATGCTCAGAAAGAGTCCATGCGTCGGTTGCATCAACCCAAGTGATCGTCTTGTCAGTCGTACCCTTGAGGCTAATACCGCCGCCATCAGCGCCAGCATCCGTTGGGCTTGCAACAGAACCAAGTTCAAGGTTCTTGTCGTCAACCGTTACGGTTGTGGAGTTAATCGTGGTGGTCGTTCCGTTGACCGTCAGGTCGCCAGAAAGAACAAGGCTCGTACCAGTCGCTGCGCCAATGTTTGGCGTAACGAGGGTCGGCGTGTTTGCAAAGACCAGCGCGCCAGTACCAGTCTCATCAGAGATGACACCAGCAAGTTCGGCGGAGGTGGTTGCGGCGAAGACGCTCAGTTTGTCGGCTGAACTTGCCTTGCCAGCGGCGAGGTCATAGGCAGACTTAACAGCCGTCGGCGTAGCAGCAAGTACGCTGCTCGTCGTGCTAGTTGAGTCAGAGAGTGCAACGATACCAGCAGTACCAACCGCAGCAGCAGCAACATCCACCGTAGGTGCAGTTGCAGTTCCGCCGATTGTTACTCGTGCTGATCCAGCAGTAACGCTGGCTACCTTAGCAGCAGCCGCGTCGTACGCAGCCTTAACTGCAGTAGGGGTGGCAGCAAGGATGCTGCTCGTCGTGCTGGTAGAATCGCTGAGTTGCACAGCGCCCTTGACGCTCGTCGTAGCATCGGCAATGCTGATCGCTGGGGTCGTGCCACCAGTCGATGAGATTGCGCCAGTACCAGTAACGGCAGTGACTGTTCCAGCACCGCTAGAAAGAGTTACCCAAGAAGCACCGTTGTAATACTTCAGTACATCAAGAGTCGTATCATAAACAATCTGACCCTCGACTGCAGGAGAGATTGCGTTGATCTGGGTCGTTGTCAGGTTCTGAACTCGAGCGTTCTGGAGTTCATTCTGACTTAGGTTAAGATTAGCAAGAAACTTTGTAGCCATGGTATCTCCTTAATTCAAGTATGCCTGCCCTGAGAAAGCCCCAGAGAAGGTGATTGTTAGGCGGTTGTTTGAGACGTAACTGATATCGCCAACGACGAGACCGCCCGTACTATCAATCACCGATACTGAAGGGTATGAGGCAAGGTTGTGGGTGATGTCCCAAAAACTTGCGGGTACATTCTGGCTATGTACATATGTAGAGTGTGATGCACCAGGAGCCCCTGCAGGTCCCTGCGCCCCAGTAGCGCCAGACGGACCTTGAACCCCAGCGTCAGCCAAGACGACATCAAATGATGTCTCTTGAACTTCTACTGTTAGGTTCTCTTCGTCAATGACGACGATATTTGCAGGCTGCTCTACTGTGGTATTGCTCATCGCGTTACCTCAGCAATGATTTCTGCATTCCCCCGAAGGAGGCGAGTAACCTCACCACCACCAGAGGTAAGCTCAAGATCGTAGACAGCCTTTGGCATCTCGCTCAACAGTGCGGTTACCTCGTCCTGAGCAACGATCGTAATCGTGCCAGCACTTCCGCCCAGCGTAATTCTCCCATTTGCAGTGCTGCACTCAAGCACAACGTCCGAATCACGGACTCGCTCTCGCACCTGCATCTTGGCGCTATAGCCAGTTAGATTGACTGGTACACCATCCGATGTCTTCCAGGTAATAACCCGTCGGAAGGTAGCCCCTTGCTCGATAATAATGTCGTGCTTTCCAGCAGGCATAAGCCCTCCTTAAGTTTTAATAATAAAGTTTACAAGCGTCGCTTTTGGAATTGATTCCGCAGCCGTAAGATCGTCAACGCCAATTGTTCCAGTAGCAGTTCCACTAACGCTGGTTGCCCCAAGGTTTGTTACTCCACCACTAACGGTATGGCTAAGATTAGCATTTTCAGCAGAAGAAGTCGTAGAACCAATGTCTGTTGAGTGAGTATGAGCACGGTAAGTTGCTCCACTTGCAATATAGGCAAACTGCGTAGCGTCTACTGCTCCTACGCTTGCAGTTCCGCTTGATGTTGCTGCTGGGTTAACGGTGTGGGTGTGATCTCCGTGTGTACCTACTGAAATATCGTCTGCATGACCGTGAGCAATATCATGAGAATGAGAAGTCCCAGTAAAAGTATGCTGATGCTCAGCAATTCCAGTGCTCGGGCTCAGGGTTCCAGTGGTGTTTGAGTAGTTACCAGTAGTTGCTGACTTACCAGCCAAAAACCTGTCCTTCATGTCTGGGACGTTAAAATTTCCTCCCGCAGACCCCCCTAGGAGCGCTCCTAAGGCTGGATAGGTGTTATATGCGTATGAAGTGCCATCGCAGAAAAGCCAGCCCGTAGGAGCCGTTCCTGTAGCCCATGCTACAACCGCCCCAGTTGGGACAGCAGCAGCGGTGGCAAAAGTGATGTATGGGGTACTGGTGGCTGGTCGGATGACCGACTCAATCCAGCGATCTTGCCCGTCGATGCAGGCAACAACCTGATCTCCAACACTTGGCAATTGAATACCGCGTGCTCGGAAACTGTCTGACACAGAGTCAGAACCTGAAAGTTTGACCGACACTGCTGATGTTGTGGTATCTACCGCAGTGACTTCCGCCAAGTAGCGGTTGACATATGCGTTGGTTCCCAACTCAGCCTTGACAGCATCCTTGATCAACTGGATCATGTCTGTCGTAAATACTTTATCGCCAATCTCTGCCATTACAGTGCCCTCATCTTCTTGACGTTCAAGACCTGTCGGCTAGAACGCATTGGAATGTCAAACGAATCCAGCGTGTACCGCTGCTGGTTAAGACCAGTGTTCGTCTCTGTAATCTCGATCACGTCGTTCCCCTCGAAGAGAGGGTTTACGATTGTCGGGAGGTTGATCGTCTCTTCAACGACAAGGTTCTTAGAAAGTTCAACCATTGCTCGGTCAAGGCATTGCTGCGAAGTCTTCAGCGTCGTTGTTCGGATAATGAGCACCTTGTCGCCAAGCTCAGCAACAGTCAGACCAGTGTTTGATCGCTGGTTGAATGTTCGCTTAAGTGGGGAAGTGCTTACGTTGGTTCCAGTTCCCTCGATGTACTCGCCGCGAACTGCAGCGGTACCATCGCCAGTATCTCCAGTAACCACGATGTGGTTATAGATCGTATGCGACGATTGAGCCTTCTGGATTCCAAGCATAATGGCGTTCTCGCCAGATGTGAAGATCGCATCTGGTGCGCTGTTAGACGTACCAGTGTACGGTGGCAGTGTCATGTCGCGGGTTACGAGGTTGCCGTTCACATCAAAGTAGATGTCGATCGACCAGTCCTCAGCCCACTTCTTGAGCCGCTCGCCGACGTTTTCGCCGAGTTGGTATCGCCACGTGACGTTGACCTGCTTCTCAGTTGCTCCCCGCGTGGTTAGCGGATCGAGCGTTAGCCGAGATGATGGAACACCGTACGTTGTAGCGACATCGGTAATAATCGTATTGATTGAAGTTCCGCTTGCCCAGCCACTGCTGCTTGCAAAGTTTGCCATTGAGAACGAGTCCCACTGGTCACTTCCGTCAAGGTTGATGACTGCGGCACCGTTCTCCGCGATGACCTCTGATCGGTCAATCGTGAAGATACCGAGCGGAATGTAGGTATAGTCGCCACCTACCTTGAGACCGTACTCAATCTTAATGAGTTTGTCCCAGTAGAAGACTGAGCTAGAATCCTTTGGGGTATACACGCCGTCTTTGTCGATAAGCCGTAGCTGGCACGTCCTGCGTGTCGCTCGTGCTGTATCGACATAGACGGTACCTTCAATCGTAGAGGCGGTGACCTCTTCAATTGGGGTGAGGCTGCTATTCAAAGCAGTAACCCGAATCTTTACGTCACGAATTGGCGCGTTCAGCGCCTCTTTGAACTCTGCAAGATTAGGGATGCTTGAATACATTAGTCAACCTCGATATATCCTACTGATAGCTTGACCGTTCCAGCGGTGGCGTATTCGTACGTCGGCGTACCGAAGTAGACCTTGTACACGTCACCAAACGGTGTCTTTAGATAGAGCGGAACGCTGAGCCCGAATAGCAACTTGATCTTCGGCATCTTGACCGAAGTCTCGTCGTTTGGGATGTATGCCGAAAGGCTACCCTCAACGCCGAACTGCGCGTATCGGACAACGACCTTGCGGGGTCGTCCGAACGGCTCAAAGATTTCTTCTTGGTACGGATTGGTGCGGCTCTCTGAATCTACGTACAGCTCGACACCAAGACTTTCGTCACCCTCGTAAACAATCCACCAGTTATCCGACTCCGAAGCAGCGGTCACTGCAGAAGCAGCATCGATGTCCGAGTCAACTGGGTTAGATCCAGAAGGCTGAGAAGTCTGGGTAATCTTGTACTCGTACTTCACGCCTACCCCTGCGGAGTAGTCCGTATAGTTGAGCACTGTGCTGTCAGAGATGCTGGTTAGCAGCGTGAACTGCGCGCCAGAGCCAAAGAGTCGGCGGTAGATGTTGTACTTCGTGAAGTTCGCATCTGCCGTCTGGTTCCAACTGAGCTTAAGTGTTCCGTTGCCTTGCTGAACGTCTAGCCCAGTAATCTGTGCTGGTGCGTTCCACAGAGCAACAAGTGTTGTCTCAATCGGAGTAGAAGCCAGATCGTCTGTATCTGTTACAGTGATCTCAAACTTGTAGGTAGCATTATTAAGAATAATATTATCTGGAACTGTAAGCGTAGACTCTGAAGTAAGAACAAATCCGCTGTCATACCTAATGGCATTGCTAGAAGATGTCTCAATAATCCTGAGTCGACGACTCTTTTGCGTTTTACTGTATGCACCAGTAAAGGTGTAGCTCAGCTCTGGCAAAGAGTTATTAATCTTTCCTGTAGTCAAATCGCTATCAGCAACACCAGTGGTGTACCCACCAGTTGTTTTATATGCAGCGCTTGGACCGTCTGTAGGCTTGAAGTAAACGTACTCGCTATATGAACCAACTGCATTTGCCGAAGCTGAGTTGTCTGTGTAGCGACTACGGTATCGGTATTGAACGTTCTTGGTTAGGGTTGTTCCACCAGAACCAGCTGTAGTCGTCACTCCAGAGGCACCCTGCGAAAGAGCATTGCTCACGCTAGATAGCGAGGCGCTCTTGCTCATGGTGTACATGATTACGCTGTCGCTGGATCGACTGACCTCGATGGACAGAGCCGTTGGCGAGTCAGTAAACCCATTTGAGAGGTCTTGGTCAGCGAACCCTACTTCAATGGCAGGGTTAATTGACGTAACCGCCTGGTTGTTTGATGGGTAAATATTATTTGCTACAGGGGCCGCGTTTGTCCAAAACACTTCCTTTGCCGACTCGGTTTGAGTCACGTTGTTGGTGTCTCGGAACTGAGCAGTCCACTGATACCTATTGCCCCACTCAAGGGCTGGTGCCCCAGAGTAGGTGTAAGCAGCAGCAAGCGTGGTAGCAACTGGGCTAACTGCTGTTGGACCAATAGTTCGGATAAGCGTACCATTGGTGTCGTAAAGCCTAATCCAGTACTGATTCATGTTTACTGGTGTAACAAAATTGAATGACGGTGTAAGAGTCTTTACCCATCCGTTACCTGCTGTTACTGAAGGAGTCATTTCGCCAACTCCTGATGCATACGTTGTAAACGTTGCAGAGGATGAGGTCGAGGATGACGCACCATTACTGTCCTTAACAAGAGCAGTCCAGTAGTACGCGGTATTAAGGCTTAGGTTATTGTAGGTAGTTCCGCCG